ATGCCGCAACTCACCAGAGCTCAGGCCTTCGAAGTCATGCGCCGACTATTCCCCGGGCTAGCTCTCCAGGAGGAGGACTACAGCTTGTTCCGTGTCACCTACAAGGCACGCGGCCACTCCCACGACCTCAGAATGTGGCTCCCCCGCTTCGCTACCGACATGGAAAGCCTACTGCGATGGCGACTCAATCTCTCTGCAGACGCCCGAATACTGGCAATTGAAAGAACCACCCCAACTGAAGAGCATGCAGCCCTGATTGCCTCCGGCCAGCCTGAAGACTAGCCGCAATCTCAATCAGCAGCCTCTTTGTGTGAATCGATTTCTGCTCGAAGCTTTTCGATCGCAGCATCTGCTTCAACACCACTCACATCAAACAGCACTCGACGAAACTCGCGTGGCCCAGCCGCATAGAAATCACACGTATTCTTCTCAGAAAAGCTGTACCGATGGATTACGTATTCCCCTCGGAATTCGATGACCTCGTTCAAAGACCTGCATGCATCAATGAGCCATTCCGGATTCATGAAAAATCGAACTCAACATCCGGAGCCCGCGCCACATCTCGCAGGACCGATGATAGGACCGAAAAAAGTTGATCGCGGCCAACTGAATTCCAGGACTCTGCCAGCTTCTTCGACGCCAAGAGACATGAGGCCACCAGTCGCCTTGCGTATCTGAGCTCGAATTCTATTGACATGAATACACCCGCAGTGAGAACAGACAGGTGCAGACCGAAGGGCCTTCATCTGATTCGCGAGACAACTTAGTCTCAACATACACCTCAGAGCAACCTACCACGCGAGGATGCCCTCACAATCGCATTTCAGCTCATCGCCTGGCCGATATCGCACCTGGGAATCCGGCCCATCTCCTCTACTACGCCTTAGATAAGTTATGCCGCGGCAGCGCAACTCAGCACTACTTGCTGATCTGCGGCAGCCCTCATCAAGGAGTCCAGCCAGCGCCTTGCAGCGGCTTGGCTTTTTATTAGCTGCCCAAGGTCATCGCATAGGCAATAGGCACAGAGTTGCCCTCCCGGACTAGAACATCCACACCTCTTGCATGGCGCCATCGTGGTTATTGAGGGGTGGCGAAGCTGATGGGTTATCTGCCCCATGAGCGCGTCAGCAGCGGCTTGCTTGAGCATGTCTTTACTCCGACTGGAGTGCAAAGGGCTGCGACAAAGCGCAGCCCCTGTTGCTCAATCATCGAGTTTAAACAGCCTTGTTGGACTCATTCTTTTCACGATGATCCGCAGCCGCATCCTTGCTCTTCTCACCAGGCAACTGATGACTCTGTTGCTGCTGACCCTTCTTATCCGAGTCTTTCACATCAGGACTTCCACCCTGCTGGCCCTGGCGAACCTGCTCATTGCTAGACATCATCTACTCCTACGCGATGGAATCACCGCACCCGCACCATGCTCCCCACGCCGTTACCAGCGAGTGAGGTCCGCACATCGCATGCGCACAGAATGTGTTGGCTTATTGCCAGAATAGAGAGTACGGTCAACTTGAACCTACTCTTTCCCGTCCTGGCCGCCCGACAGATGGCGCACCCAGAACGTTCTTCAGCGTGGGCAACTTCAAGACTGCTATGACGCCACCGCCCCCACTGGAGATCGACATGCAATCGCGCGGAAGCCACCAGTACACATCGTACCGCTCACTAAGCAACAAGATTTCTTCAGATCAGCTCGCTACCGACCTGAGTGCATTCCAGCGGCGCGGAGGGCAGATCGAGAGGCTTGAGACGACGTCTGTTTTGCGCAGGATTCCGCTTAGGAACTCCGAAACCACTGATACCAGCGGGCACGAGCAAAGCCAGATTGGCGCCATGAAACATATCCTCGAAAAGCGCTCCATCGAAGGCCGACACGACGGGAGCGAATTCTTGGTTGAGGCTTGGCTCCGTGAAGGATTAGAAGCCTTTGTTCATCGTGTCGACGTTGATCGTATTCCGATACCTGCAGGGCACCTCCCTGTATGCATGGGGATGACTGCCGCCCTGGAAATGGGAGCACACTTGGCCCGCGATTTCATCGACTCCAGGCACATCTAACGCCGCCTAGCCTCAAAGGAAATAGCACCAGTCGTTCGGCCTCTGCCTAATGGAGGCCGTACGCAGTAGATGCTGTTCTCCCCCACTCAACAGCACTCAATGCGGAAGCAGCCATGACACCCCGGGAGCTTCAAATCGAAGAGCTACTTCAAGACCTTGAAGAAATCGTCCAACGGCGAGGCACGTCTGCAAACGACGAGGCCCAGGGCTATCGAGTGGCACCGGTATCTGAGGGCGACATTCTTCGCCAGATTCGCATCCGCCTAGCACGCTTTCGACAAGGATATTGATCGTGAACGACCTCTCACACGTGATCATTGACGTTGATTCCATGGTCTCCTCGTGGCGCGCGCGGCACGCTAGCGGCGAACTTGGGGACTTGATGTTCGAGCGGGATATTGCACCGCTAGTTCGCGCTGCTTGCGACTCCTACCTCTCCTGTGGCGGCGCACGCCCTCAGATGAATCAGCGATATCAGAGGCAGGTGGAATACATGGTTAGGGTACGCGCCACCTCTCGACAAGTGGACTGCGTTGCGGAGAGCTGCTGGCGCACACTCGAAATTCAAGTGAAAGAACCATCTGTGGCGCGCCCCTAAGGCTGGCCGCCGCTGGCATAGCCGTAACTTAGTGCCGGCGTCCGCACCGATGGGTTGCCTTGACCTCGATCCGTTCCTTGTATGTCCATGCGGCCTGCCTGCCCGCCGGCGGATCGCACCAAGAATCCTCGCCGTGAAAGTGATCTCGGCGCTGACCCATGGCCTACGCCAGCAAGTGCCTTATGCTGCCGTCTCGGTGGGAACACAGTGCCTATACGGTTAGTTCTAGGAGTTGAAGGTTCGGCGCCAGTTCGATGACACGTCCGCCCTGAACCCACACGTTGTAAGGGATGGCGCCGCCCAGCTGTCCCAGCGCGCGGAACTGCCCGCCATCAAAGCCAGCGAGGCTGCTGGTTCCGTCAGGATTGTGGGTTGTGACCGTCGCCAGGATGCGCGGCGAGCCCTCGATCAGGTCGCCGAACTGGGCCCAAAGATCAGTCCGCATCGGTGTAGTGCCTCTCTAGGGTGATCGTCTGCTCGATGACGCAGGCGCTGTCGTCCATCCGCGCGTCGATCCGCAGGCCCGTGCACAGACCATGCCACGTGCCCGAGGCGGACTGAAACTCCACCAGGTCCAGTGGTAGAACCCTTCCTACTTGGCCGCCCGAAAGCGGCGCTGAGAACAGCGGAATGACCAGGTCAATCGCCGCCTGCTCGCCGCGATCGCCAAGGACATTTCGCCCACGCTCGGCACCTGCCGCAGCCGTGTTGATGAGCGGACTGGTGACCTGGCCAGCGTAGAGCGTGCCCGCCTCGGCGGCGCGGCGCACCCGACAGGTGACGCCCTTCCCCTCCAGCTCGCCGGTCACCACGACCGCGTCGTACTTCGGCACGCTGCGCACCTGCAGGCTTTCCGTCAGCACGATGTCGTCTTGAAGGATTACATCCGGCTGGGTGTTCAACCAATCCCAAGGGCTGGCCGGGTAGCGCGGCACCACTCGTAGCGCAAGGCTGGCGGGATCGGACTGGACCACCGCGCCGCTGGCCTCGGCTAGCTTGCTGATGGCGTCCAGCGGCGTGCTGGCGTCGTAGAACCAGGCGCCGGCGGGAACGATCCAATCCACGGTGTCGTAGCTGGCGCCGTAGCCGGTGTCGGTGAGCTCCTCATCGACCAGCTGCGCCACGCTTCGATCCTCGGTCGTCGCCTTCGCGCGGGCCGGCGCGTAAGGCGCGGCGAGCAGCGCGGTGCGCGAGCGACCGCTGAGCGTGACACCCCCACCCTGCCACTCGCGGCGGGTCGCGTAGCTCTCGATCACCGCGGTCCACAGGTACCCGTTGAGGTTTACCTCCACGACCTGCGGTCCTGAGGCCGTCGGCCGCAACAGCGCCAGTTGCTTGCTGTCGGCCAGCTCGATGTCGAAGCTGTAGCCCCACGTGTCGACGCCGGCGGTGATGCCAAGCGATTCGACCTCGATCGGCGTACGGTCCGGCAGGCGCACGACGGAAACGGTATTGATCACGACATAGGTCTTCCGTTGCGGGCGCACGGCATAGCAGGCCGTCACGCCGAGGTTGAGAGGTGCCAAGCCGCCGGCGCCCATGACAGGGCAGCCAAGGTCCAGGACCAGCGCGTTTCCGGGCGGGAAGGGCGAAGGATCGGGATCCGGCGGCGGAGGCTCGGGAGGCCGAACGATCCACGGCAACCGGCGGCCCAGCCCCCAGGGGATGCGCGTCGAGCGGCGCGCCCCGCCAGGATTGAGCCACCGCATCCCCCGCGCGCCGACGGCGTTGCCGAGGACTCCGCGCCACCGCATCGCCACGTCGTGTCTCGACGCGCCTGGCGCGGACCACGAGATGCCATGGCCGCTTCGCTCCAGGCCCATCACTTGCCAGGGAAGCTCTCCTCTCTGCCGGGCTTGCGGCAGATTCATCCATCGCAGGAGATCACCGCGCGCCGCTACGGCCATAGCGCCATGCCAAGCCATGATCTGCTCGGCACGCAACCCAGGTGGCCGTTGCCACGCGATGCTCGAACTGGCGCGACTCACGGCAGCACTGCCGTGCCAGCTGAACGCCGATAGCGGTCGCCGCGACTGGGCCTGCCCCCATTGCAGCGTGGCCGCGCGTCGCGTCCCGGCGGCCGGCGCCCACGCGCTGCTCCAGGTGTTGCGCAGGCCACGGATGACAGACTCGGGCGGCTCGTAGTTCCACGGCACGCCCAGATTGAGCTCGACGCGATCCCCGCCGCCGACGAACAGCGGCCCGAGATTGAGATCGACAGCGCGCCCGGCAGCAGCCATCAGTCCACCATGGGCGCGGGATAGACCCAGTCCTGGATCGCCGAGTTCGCCCGCTTCAAGCGATCCGTGGCCACCACGGTGAACTGGAGCTCGGTGTTGAGGTACGGCACCCGCCAGCTGCCATCGGGCTTGGACCAGGTGCGCGCGACCACCTGGTAGGTGTTGGGCTCGAAGACGGTGATGTCGACGCGGGCGGGCACATTAAGAATGCGCGCGCGCCCGTCGGCTTCGCCCTCCTCCGTCGGCGCGTCTCCTCCCAAGTAACCGGTGCCGCCGAAGGCGGTGTGATTAGCCTGCTCTGCAGCCAGTAAAAGCACGTGCGCCAAAAGCTCATAGGCCATGTCAGTAGCTCCACGCCTGATCTAGCTGCAGCAAGCCCTGTGAGTAGGAGTTGTTCGCGAAACTCTCGATCGCGAGCAGGCGATCGCTCGGCAGGCCCTTGAGGCCGGCGTACTCGGTGAACCGCGTCAGAATCTGGGCGTGCTCTGGAATCCACATGCCAGGCAGCAGCCCAAAAAGCGAGCCGCCGTTGTTGAGGACCGGACGCGAAACCATCATGCCGCCCGTTGGCGGATACGGATACGCGAAAGCGGCACCGCCAGGCCCACCCAGATAGGCCTGGCTGGAGAAAACGCTCCGAGGATTGAGCGCGGTGCCCAACGTGCCACCGTCATAACTGCGTGCGGCCACGTGTTGACCATATGTCGCCGGCGTGGCGCCCGTCGACAGCAGGTTACTGCGAGTCGCGCCGGTCACCGTCGCGTTGCCGCTCGACCCGATGCAGAAGTTGAAGGCATAGTCCTTGTTGAGGCACTCGTAGTCACCCACCAGATAGCCGACGAACGGGATGCCACCGCTCGAGTAGCCGTTCTGAATGAAGATGTATGCCGATCGCGAGTTGCCGACGATGAACCAGCTGCGCACCGTCGTATTGGCAGTGATCGACTTGCCCCAGGCGTTTGCCGTCAACGAGAAGCCATCGGCCCCGGTATCGACGTCCGTCATCGAGTGGTAGCCGCTGGCCAGCGCGTACTGCGCGTTGCTGTCGTCGAGGCGGAAGTAGAGGCCGGTGCCGCCTTCCGCGATGACGTTCCGGTAAGCGCGCTTGTACCCGCTGCTGAAGGCGAGCGTCCAACCCAGTCCAGCCTTCGTTCCGTAGCCGGCGCCCAGCACGGCATCAAGGATGGCAGCCAGGCTGCCGGGCTGCCCCGTGAGCTGGGGCGCGCCCGGATCGGTCGAGGAGAAAACGGTGGGGACCAGGCTCATACGGCGGCTCCTGCGATATTGCCGATGACCTGCAGGCGGGTCGAATCGGTGACGGTTTCCGGCGCGCCGGGCAGCGTGGTGCGGACCATCCACACCGGCGCCAGGCCGCCGACGGTGTTGAAGCGCACCGCGTTGTTGGTGGCCCAGCCGCTGCCCCACCCCTGCGCACGCATGCGGAAGTACGGCTGGCTGGTACGCGGATTGATCGGGGCCAGATCGGTGCCGATGGCGCCGACGGCAATGACGCCCACGGTTTCACCGATGAGCTCGAACGCGGTGGCGCTCGTGAAGCGCACGGCCCAGCGCTCGGTGATGGCATCGGCGTTGGTCACCACCAGCGGGTAGTCCGTGTCGTTGTAGGTGCCCGACGCCACGCTACCCGTGACCGTGTCGCTCCAGACATTCGTCCAGGTGGCCTGGTCGAAGAGGTGTTCCACTCGCGCCTGCAGGTCGAGCGAACCATTTGCCTCGCCAAGGCGGAGCGCGGTGCTGATCATCGCCTCTCCAGCGGGAAAGTCATGCGTCAGGCCGGTGTTGAGTTCGATCTCGCCGGTGATGTTCGGCTGCACCACCAGCCGCCGATCATCCACGCGCTCGCTGATCAGCACCGGCAACGTGTAGGCCGACAGGTTCAGGGGGTTACTGAAGATCAGCGTGCCGGCGTCCAGATCCGCGCTGTACCAGCTGCTCAGGATCGGGGCGCCCGCGCTATCGCGCACCTCGATTTGGGCAATGCGCGTGCGCCCGAAGTCGACAATCTGCCCCGGGGTCGGGCTGGCGATCGAATGGACTTTGGTGTGATGCACCACGACCGTCTGCCCGGCTTTGAAGGCCGGCACGCGCCCGTCGCTGGGCAGGCGCACCGGGTCCAGGCCGATCACCACCGAAGACAGCGGGATGGAGCGGTAAACGACCGTGCCCAGGTACACGGAGCCGGCAATCATGAGGTGCGGACGCCATACCTGATCGCCGACGACGTTGGCCGGCGAGTACCACGGCTCGCCCTCGTTGCCGGCGGCCAGCACGTACTCGCCGAAGCGCACGCGCACCACCCCGCTCTCCCAGTCGACGGTCCCGTCAATCAGCGGCCCGGTCAGGTTTCCGTTGATGTCAGCCGTGGCGGTCACCAGATCGCCTGCCAGGGTATTGGCCCGCAACGTGAAAGAGCCGGGCCGCAGCGGCGACCCGGGTGCGCGGAAGAACAAACCGTCCGTGCCCGGATCGAAGATGCGCGTCAGCAGCGCGCCGACGCTGACGGCATTGGCCCCGCCGGCGGCCCACTGCGTGATCGTCGCCTTGCCGCTGCTGTAGTCGATCGTGCCGGCGTAGGTGCCTGCGCCGCTGACCGGATCCACCCCGTAGTAGAGAGACCCCGACCGATCCACGTAGGTCCGGCCACGGAAGGTGAATCGCACGCTGCCCGGCACAACGCTGTCCACGATGTCAGGCGTCAGATCCAGGCCCACCGGCGGCAACTCGACGCTCGCGTCCAGCTCCTGCGTGCTGGCGGCGGTGTCCTGATATTCCGCGGTGACGATGGTGCCGGCGCTGAAGGTCGTGGTCACGACCTGGCGGCTCTTGTTGAGGTAGCGGTAGCCGGCGCCGATCGTGGGCTCGGCGTATGTGGGGATGGAGAACTTGGGGATGGTGATCTGCCCCAGGCGCAGGTTCACCGCCCCGCTGGCGTAATCCACGGTGCCCAGCGTGGTCGTCAGTTTCTGACCGCCCGCGGTGATCGCCACGATGTTGCCCGCCCCGTCGTCCTTGGCTTCGATGCGCAGCGCCACCGACACCGTGCCCAACTCCGGATCCGTGGGCTGCGCGGTGACCAGCCAGTACAGGCGCAAGCTGCCTCCGCGCAACGGCGCGGCCGGCAGGGTAAAGCTGCCCAGGCCCCCTGCATCCGGCACCGGCTGCACGGTCTGGTTGTGGTTGGCCGACAGCTGATAGTGGTTGCGCACGGCGCTTCCTGCGTCGGGAAGCGTCGCCGGACGCAAGCTGACCTCGCCGGTCGAATACACCAGGCTGCCGCGCGTCACGCCAGCGATCTTCAGGTTCCCCGCGCTGTCGTCGGTGGCCACGACATCAGCGCCAGCGACGGTGATCGTCGCGCTGAAGGTCCCCGGCTTCACCCCACCGTCGGGCAAGAGGTAGTTCAGATAGGGCAGCTCGATGGCGGTGTTGCCGTCCTGACGTTCCGCCACGGTCCCGGTGCCGAAGCTGACCAGAATGCTCGAGCCAATGTCCGGCAGCGCGCCGGCGGTCACGATCACGCTACCGGTCGCGTAATTCACCGTGCCGCTGCCCTGCCCGGGCTTACCCACGAGCTGGCCAGCGCCGTTGTCGGTGAGCCGAATCCATTTGCCCAGTGCGCGGTAATCAACCACCACGGTGCCGGCCGCCGGTAGCGGCGTGAGCTGCGCGACGTAGTTGTAGCCCTGGTTGCCGGCGGTGATGTCGATCTTCTGGGTGTACCCCTGGTCGGCGATCGACCCCGCGGGCGTGGCCACGACGCTGATGCTCACGCTGCTGCTGGTGCCCGTGTTGGTGACGCTGACGCTACCGGCCTGGTAGTCGATCGTGCCAGCCCACGGCGAGGAGCTGGAATCGGCGACCAGCCCGCCGCTGCCGTCATCGGTCAGCGACACGGCGCCGACGGTGACGCGCACCGATCCCACCAGCAGTGGATTGCCCAGGAATCGCGTCACCGGAATGCCCGCGCTGAAGGCACTGCTGAAGTTGAGGGCGAGCGAGTCGGCCGGCCCGGCCTGCACGTAGGTCAACGTGCCCAATCCGGCGAGCACGTCCACCACCGGCGTCTCTGCGGTCGTCGCCGGCACGATGGGTACATATGGGGTATCCACCTTCACCGACAGATCGCCGGGCTCAGCGCTGAGCGTGAGCCGCTTGACGCTGTAGTAGCTGGTCGCGTCCACCACGTTGGTGTCGTAGATGCGCGTGGGCGGCTTCGTGGACGTGCGGCGCTCGGCCTCCTGGCCATAGAAGTCGTACAGCAATGCGGTGACCGTCTCGACCACGATCACGTCGCGCTCGAACGACCCCTGATCGTCCCAGAAAGTCTGGGTCGTACGGCTGAGAATGCTGCGCACGCGCATGTACTGCTCGTTGGCCACATAGCCCGATCCGGTCGTGGACAGGCACAGGCTGTCATTGATGTCCGGCGTCGGGGCATCCTTCATGCAATAGAAGCTCAGCGCCATCTGACCCACGAAGTGATTGCCCAACAACACGTAGCGCGACTCCACGCCCTTGGTGATGTAGCCCTCCACGCGGTTACGCGCGTCGGCGCGTACGTCGCTGTAGCTGCCAGTGGCGAACATGCTGATGTGGACGTGGCTGTCCTGCGGCGGGTTCACGATCAGTCCGATCGCATCCTTCAGCACGTCGGTCGTCGGCGTGTCCACGTGCACGAAGAGCTTGCGTAGCGTGCTGCGACCGGTGGTGCGCTCTTCATCGCCGATGTCCGGGAAGAGGTTGTTCATGGCGCCGTCGACCACTTCGGTCTGGACCATGCGCCCGCCCCCGTCGGCGTTGTCGGTCAGGCGCTGGGACTGGCGAAGCTTGATGTCGGTGGCTGAGATGGTCATCCGGTTACCGTCATGAGGCGAAGGGTGATGGAGAAGAGGTCGGCGTCGCGCGCCGGGATGGCGAACCGCAACGGCTTGGCATCGATCGCCGCGCCGTCGCCGCGGCGCCAGAGCACGCTGAAAGTGCGGTCGCCGTCGTTGTGCGCCGGCAGAACGAGTTGCATGGGCGTGACGCGCGGCGCGGATTCCAAGGCCTGCAATTGGCGCAGGGTGGCCAAGCTCACCACCGCCACCCAGCGCGAGCCGTCCTGCTGCGATTCCAGCGTGATCGGACGGCCGGCCTGCAGGGCCGATTCCTGGACGATGCGCGCGCCGGTCAGGCTGGTCTTCACGGATTGGCCCACCTTCCAGGCGGTGAATTCGTCCGACCACAAGATGTCCTCCGGCAGGAGAATGCCGGCAAGGGATGCGCTCATCAATTCCTCCGTGCGCGAATGCTGATGCCCCGGGCGCGCTCAATCCGACGCAGGACCATCGGCGCCACCAGCGCAGCCATCCGTTCGGCGGCGGCCAGGTCCGCCGCGCTGGCGCTGGCGGTGACGTCTTTGCTGGGCGCCTTCCAATCGATGGTCAGCGTCTGATCGGAGTTGGCCATCGCCTCGCCCGCCGCCTGCTCCGCCTGTTCGGCCGCCTTCTGATCAGCCAGGCGCTTCTCGTTGGCCGCACGAATCTCAGCATTGGCCCGCTCGGTCTCCTCGGCGCGCGCCTGCTTGGCCTGCGTGAGCTGCTGCTGCAGCTGGACCGTCTCCGCCAGATCGCTCTCGGCGATGTAGTTGAACCGCTTGCCGAGCTTGGCTTGCTCTCGCGCCAGGCCATCGGTGTTTTGAATCTGCCGCTGGAGCTCGGCGTTGTACTCACGTAGCTCCCGCTTCTGGTGGACGATCCCGTTGAAGACCTCGGCAAACCGCCGCAGTTGATTGCCCTCGCCTAAGTTGGCGAGCGCGTCATGGGCGGCATCGGAAATCTGGCCCAGCGCGAAGGACATCCCCTGCGCCGAGCTGGTGACCTGATTCATTTGGGCCCCCGTGGCGTCGCTGGCCGCGCCCAGCGCGCCAGTCGCCGCTGCCGCGGCGGCGGCGGCGTTCGACACTTGCTGCAGGCCCTGCGTCGCGGTATTTGCGCCGTCGGCCACCTGCCCGCCAGCCGCCTGGCCAGTGGTGCCCATCTGATCCAGGGCGCCATTGACGTCGTAGATCGCGTTGAGCACGTCCAGTTCGGAATCCACCCGGGCCTTCGCCGACGAGTCGCTATCAGCGACCGCTGCCTTGGCTGCATTGCCGTACGCGGCCAGCGCGCGCCGTACGTCCTCGATCGACGCCTTGCCCTCACCCGCCCCCTTCACGATCGCCTGGAAGGCAGCTTTCGCCGCGTCGCGTGCGGCGTTGAGCGAGGCCTGCGACTGAATCCCGAGCCGGCCGAACTCATCGGACAGCGGATCCATGGCCACGGTGATCTGCTGGATGCGCGCCTGCAGCGCGGCGCCGGCGCGCTCGGCCTGATCAAAGCCGATCTTCCCCTGCTCGCCCGCCGAACGCAGGATCGCACCCAGTTGCTTGGCCTCATCGAGGGTGGCCACCTTGCCCAGCGCGGCCGTGAAGGCGGTCTCGATCTGATTGCCGGTGGCGTTGGCGTTCTCCACGATCGCCGTGAACGCTGCAGTGGCATCGCGCCCGGCCTCGGTGAATTTCACCCCCATGCGCTCGGCGGAGACACCCAGGCGCTCCAGCGCGGTCAGCAGCGTGGTGTCGAGCACCGCTGCGGTGGCGGTGGCGCCGGCGGGAATCTCGGCGAAGGCGGCCTGCGCGGCTGTCTGGAACCGCAACAGTTCCTCCCCACTGAGCTTCTGCAGGGTCGCCAGCAGGCCGTCGCGGACGTTCTTGTCGGCGGCGGCGCCGGCATCGGCGATGCTGGCCAGAGCCACGCCGACGTTCCCCAGGGTGTTGCTGTCCTGGAAGTTGAGCCCGTCGAACAGCTGCTGGATCGAGGTCTTCGCCAGCTTGGCGCTGCCGTCGATGCCCTCCAGCTTGTCGATGATCGCTTGGGCGGCAGGCGTGATGCCGGTTTCCATCGCCCGCTGCGCGATGCCCACACCGTCGGAGATGGCCTGATAGCCGGCTTTGACCGCCGCCAAGCGCGACGGCATCGCGGCCAGCTGCGCGAGCTCCTCTTGCGTGGCCAAGCCGAGTTCTTTCTGCCGCAGCAGGTAGCCCAGCTGGGCGTCGAGGTACTCCTTCAGGCCGTCCAGGCGCAGCTGATAGGAAGCGCGCTCGGCCTCGGACATGCGCGCGACCTGCTCGGAGGTCTGGACCGCCGCGTCCTTGTATTCGTTGAAGGACACCGCGACAGCCCGGCGGGCCACCACCTCCTCGTACAGGCGCTCGCGCAACGCACGGCTGGCCTCGCCCGCTTGCTTGGTCGCCTCGCTGTTCTTGCCCAGTTCCTCGCCCAGCGCCTCGGCCATCTCCTTGACGCCGCGAATGGCGACCTCGAGGCCCACCAGGCCCACGGTGATGAGCAGGCTGGTGGGAATGGTCTTGAGGATGTTCCCCAGCCGAAGCGCGCCCTTCCCCGCCGCGTCCATCGCCGCCGCATTGGCGATCTGGGCCTGCGTGGACGCGATCAGCTGCACGCGCCACGTGTTGAGCTGGACGGCAGCCTGGCCGATCTTGAAGGCCGCATAGGCCTTGGCCATGAAGGTCAGTGCGCCGACGTGCTCATAGATGAACGTGGTCGCGCCCTTGATGGCGCCCGCGGCGGCGATGATCGCATCGGCCGTCTGCTTGGCCCAGCGGTTGAGCGTGCCGTCGGCGGCCAGGCGCTGGGTGGTGTCGATCAGACCGTTGAGCTGCGCCTTGAAATAGTCCAGCACCCCGCTGTTGGCGATCAGCTCCTGGAAGTCCTTCAGCGACTCGCGTGCCTGGTTCCACAGACCGGCGATCGTGCCCACCTTCGCCGCCGCCGCCGCGCCGCCGTACGACTCCACCAGCATGTCCAGGATGATCGACTGGGCCTCGGCGGTGCGGCCGGTGGCCTCGAGCTGGGCGATCAGCTGCTTCTGGCTCTCCTCCAGGACGAAGCCCTGCCGCGACAGCGCCTCCATGGCCTTGCTCGGGGTCTGCAGCGCGCGGCCGACGATCTCGGCCGACTGCTCGGTGCTGATGCCCAGGCGCTGCGCCTGGTCGATGGCCACCTGCAGTGCCGCAGGAAACTGCTCGCCCAGGACGTTGGTGTACGTCAGTAGGCGGGTCTGGGCCTTGGTGATGTCGCCGCCGGAGAACAGGCCAGCATCGGTCGCATCGGCCATGGCCTTGAGCTGGTCGGCAGTGAACTCAGCCTGTCGTCCGGTGGAGGCCAGTGCGGCCTCCAGCTGCGCCAGCTCCTGCTCAGCGTCGCTGCCCTCGGTGACGATGCTCTTGATGCCCGCCACGATCGAGCCGAAGCTGAAAAAGCCCAGCGCCGCCGCCATAACCCCGCGCAGGCGCGTGAACACGCCCTCGGCCGCATTGCCTGCGCTGTTCAACTCGTGCGTCTCGGTGGCGGCGCGCGCGGCGCGCTGCCGGTACGCCTCCAGCGATGCGGCGGCGTTGCGGCTCGCCTCGGCCTGCCCGCGGAACTGACGATCGCCCTCTTCCAGGCGATCCTTCAGTGCTCGGTTGGCATCGGCCTGCTGGCGTACCACCTTCGCCTGATCAGCCAGGGCGGCGGTCGTGCTGCCCACCTGAGAGCGCAGGCGCTGCTGAGCGGCAACCATGTCGTTCGTATCGACGCCGAGCGCCTGCAGCTCGGTGCTCGACTTGTTCAGTGCGGCGAACTGGCGCCCGAGCGCGGTCTGGAGCCGCTCACCTTCGTCGCGCAGGTCCTTCTGCGCGCGCAGCAGCTCGCGCGACGGCTTCTCGGTGGCTCCGAGCTGTAGCGCCAGCTGGAGGGAGGCGCGCTGGTTCTGGTCGAACTGCTCCTGCAGCTGCACCAGCTCGTCGCGCATGGCGGAGAAGCGGGTCGCCTTGGCCGTCGTCTCGTTGAGCTGGGTCAGCGTGTCGACCAGGCGCGCGGCATCGCCCACGGTTTCGGCCGAGGCGTCTCCCAGCCCGGACAAGGCGTCGCGCAGCGCATCCAGGCCTTCGCGCCCTTCGGTTTCCAGTACGACGCGGATCGCTTCTTCGAGCCGATCAGCCATTACGTGCTCCGCTTCAGGCGCCACTGGCGCCCAAGTTCAGTGGTGTAGGCGGTATGCAGCTCTTCGAGCACCTGGTCGCGCACCGCACGCGAGGCACCGTCGACGCCGGCGAGCATTTCCCAGGGACTGGGGCCGCGCAGCATGCGCAGCGGGCCACGTCCGGCGCGGCGCCCGGTGCCGCGGTCGATCGAGCGCACGCGGATTGCCCGGCGCCCCTGCACGGTGGCGATGAAGGCGCTGGCGTACGTCTTCGCACCGCTGCCGGCCTCGACGTTCGCCGTGGCACCGACGGTTCGACGCCCGCGCCAGCGGCCCTGGAACTCGATCAGGGAGATGCGCGCCGTACTGGCCCAGATGCCGAGGAAGTCATCCCGGGTGCGCTCGCCGGTGTAGTGGCCGCGCGAGCCGGTGACGATGCGGAATCGACCCGAGAGCACGCGCGCCTTGACGTTGTAGCGCTGGCGGGCCGCTCGGCTGGCCGCCGGCGCAGCGCGGCGGCGCAGGTCGGCGAAGGCGCGGCTGGTCGCGGTGTCGAATGCGGACAGCACGTTGCCGGCCAGGTCGGTCAGCCCGTGCAGGTCCTGCGCGCGGCGACCGTTGACGAAGTATTTCAGCGCCGCCCGGCGCAGCAAGCTGCGAGAGGCGGTCACGGCAGTTCGATCTCGGCGAAGGTGCGCAGCAGCTCGAGCTCATCTGGCGAAACGTGCAGCTCCTGACCGGGGTCGTACCAGATGCCACGATGCCGGTGCCGACGAACGAACATCACCCGCACTGCCGCCGGCGCACGCGGGCGACGCAGCACGCTGTCGTCCTCCGCCGCGGAGGCTGGCACGAGCTCCGCGTCGGCTGCAGGAGCGCTGTCCCCCGGCGGCAACGCCGCCGAGGGACCGAGCTCGCCGCCGGGCTTCCGGCGGCGCACGTCAGGGCACCTGCTTGTACGTGGTGAACACGTACGGTGCCGGCACGCCGTCCGGCACGATCGTCGGACCGGCCAGCGTCGGGCTGATCGGCTCGCTGGCCAGCCAGTCGATCTCCCCATCCGGACTCAAGCGCGCCTCGAACACCTCCAGCTCGCCGTACTCGCCGCTGATGCGGTCCTGCAGGTCGCCGGTGATGTAGAACGACTCCACCGGGGTGGCGCCGCCCAGGATTCGCGACGCAGTCAGGGCCGGATAGCTGTAGCTGACCGTGATCGCATCGCCGGCCTCCAGCGATCCGCCCGCCAGCGGCATGAGCTGGCCGCGGCGCAGGTCCAGGCTGTAGTCGGTACCGGGGACCAGCGTGGTACTGCCCTTCTTCACGACCGGCGCCGGCGATGCCTGGATGAAGCGGTTGTCCAGCTGGGTCGGCGCATCGATCCGCGCGATGGTCACCGCGGCATCGGTCACGCTGCCGGCCTCGACCGAAGCATCGGCGGCCTGGCCGTAGAGGATGCGCGCCATGATCGCCGGCGGGATCTCCAGCAGCGCCAGCGAGATGCTGGTCGTGCCGGGCAGCGTGTCGGAATAGATCGGCTGGTTGTAGCGCGAGCCCAGACGCTTGGACACGACATTGATCTCGTCGCCGGCCTCGTAGCTGAACGTCTTGGCGTTCACTTCGATGGGCTGGTTGCCCTGTGCGTCATCCGGTTCCGGGATCACCGGAATCTTCGAACCGTCAGCGGCGATGCGCCACATACGGATGTCGCCGGCGTACTGACGTACCTGCGGCTTTGCCATGGGAATGGTCTCCTGTTGGTGGCGGGTTACTTGGTTTCGGTCAGGCCAACCCGCGCGGTGACCTGAGCGATAGCGAAGCGGGTGCCGGCCTGCTCGTCGGTGGTGCTGAGCAGCCGGCCGCCGTCGATGGCGAGGGAAGTGACGAAGCCCGGCAGGTCGGTGACCTTGACCATCAGCGCACGCACCAGGTCGTAGCGACCGCGATGCGCCAGGCGCTTGGGGTTATCGATTCCCGCGTCGAACGGGATGTTGAATTCGATCAGCACGCTGACCTCGCTGACCGTGCGCGCATGCGTCGCGCTGGTGGTGTCGAAGTCCTGGGCCTCGATGAAGGTGACGGGCACGTCGTTGCCCGCCTCTACCGCCTGGTCGTCCTCCAAGACGATCAGGCCGTCGCCGATCGTGGTCAGGTAGCCGGCGCTCGGCCTGATCTTCTGCACCAGCTGCTTGACGTACTCCAGCGCTCGCCAGCTCGGGGGCTCCAGCTCATCCATTACGCACGACCCAGCGGCTCAGCGAGCCGTCGTCGGAAACAAGCTTGTTGAGGGTGAATGCCTCGATGCCGACAACGACGCGCCCATGCTGCGCGGGTCGGACGGGCATGCCTTCGAGCACGAAGGAAATTTCATCGCGCGGCGCCACCAGTTGGCCGGCTTCGCCGACCACCTGCACCGCTCGATTGACGTAGATGCGGCACGGGATGCCGGTCAGCTCGTCCTTGGGGAAGTAGTGCACGCTCTCCGGTCCGTCGGCCAGGCCGGCGGCCGCGAGCGCGGTGTGGATCAGGCCATCGAGGGCCTGCAGTGAAGGATTGGCCATATCGAACCTCGGTGACCCGGCCCGCCAAAGCGGGCCGGGCCATCGGCATCAGCCGCCAGACGCCTTCAGGCGGACGACCGCGCGCGGGCGGGTGTTGAGGTTGATCGGGTTGGACTGGCTCTCCAGCTCCACGCCCTTGTCCATGCGCAGCTTGCCCAGCTTGCTGTAGTACGGCAGGCCCAGCGTCTTGACCGTCTCGATGTAGTCGGCCGGCGCGAAGCGGGTGATGAACATGTCCGGCACGCCCTCGGGGAAGGCGAGCGCCTCGCCGGCGGGGACGAACGGCTGGCCACCGATCTTGCCGTTGACCTCCTCGAACACCATGTCCGCGAACGGGAAGCCTGCGCGCGGGTCATTGCGCAGCGCCGCCCCATCCTGGAAGCGCTGGTAGGCGTCGCGCACGTCCTTGTGGTCGATCAGCGCGTCGAAGAACTCCGGGCTGCAGAACACGCGGATGCCGGTGAACGGAACGCCACCCAGCTCTTCCTCGACGGCGCGCTTCACGCCCAGCAGCTTGGTGCGCACCTTGGTGTTCTCGCTGCCCAGGCCGATGTTCTGGGTGATCTGGCTGACGCCGAACTCGTCGTACATGTCCCAGATCACCGAACCGTCGGCATCCAGCACCTGGCCGCGGATAGCGCCCATGCGGTGCCACTCGATCGTGTAGTCCACGTCGCGCTTGTGGACCACCTGCAGGGCGTTGACCACCGCGGCCACGCTCTCGCCGGCCGGATCCTTGGTGGCGTCGAACACGTTGAGCAGCGAGTCGGCCATCACCGTCGAGCGCTGCGGCAGGTGAGCGGTCTCGAAGATGCGCACCTTGCCGCGCTCCAGGTTCTTCGGCTGGCCCGGGGAGCCGCGCGGCACGTTGGGCACCAGCACCAGCTTGTCGTTGTTGAGGCCGATCTTGACGATGTTGGTGCCGACCAGGCCCTGCTCGGAGAACAGGCGCAGGTCGGCGATGCGGGTCGGGATTTTCGGCAGGTTGTTGATGTAGGCATTGAGCGAGTCGAAGCTCAGCACGCCCAGCGCCAGGAGGGTCTGCAGATCCATGGAAGATGTCCTCTACGGTGAAAAAAGAAAGCCCCGCATGAGCGGGGCCGGAGGGAGAACCGGATCGCGGGCGATCAGGCGGCGGCGGTGATCTCGATCGGATCGCTGGTGGCGCTGGTCAGGCCCGAGGCGGTCACGCCGAGCGTGTAGGTACCCGCAGCGCTGAAAGTGACCGCGTCCCAGGTCACCACGCCGTTGACGGCCGCCTTTGCGCCACCGCCGGTGATCGTGCCCGTGCCCGAGGCCTTGGCCAGCGTCACCGACGCCGAGCTGCCGTTGACCAGGGCACCGAACACGTCGTTGATGTGGGCGACCACAGGCCCGGTCGCCTCGCCGGCCTCGCCAGCGATCGGCACCTGCACGAACTGCAGGTGATGCGCCGTGTTGGAGGCGATCGGTTTGGTGGTCCAGCGGATGACGATGCCCGACTCGGCCAGGCTGATCGCGGCCAGCAGCTTCTCGTCGCTGGTGGTGTCGCCGGCCCAACCCAGCAGCTCGCCGTGCACTTCGGCATCGCGCGCGACCGCCGTGCCCTTCACGTCCAGGCCTTCGTCGTCTTCGCCGGTGTCGACCTGGCCATACAGGACCTTGACCGCATCGGCGCCGTCGACGGCCTTGATGTTGTCGGCCTTCAGCAGCGTGCCGGCGGGCAGGATGCCCTGGCCGGCCGGGATCAGGATGAGCTCGCGGCTGCGCTCGCCGTTGCTCTCCGAAAGCAGGAATTCGGCGTTGCGGACGCCAGCGCGGGAAATTTCCATCTCAGTTGCCTCGCTTTTGATAGATGGTTGCGGGATTGAGGGCCGCCTTCAGATCGGCGGCCCGCTTCTCGGCGTCCGACGCCGGAAGGGTGGTGACCAGCTGCGCGGCGCGCCCCTCATCCGCCTTGAGGGCGAGAAGCTGGGTGCGCACCGCACTGAGGTCGGTATTGGGAGCAACGAAGCCGGCGGCCAGGGATTCGCCGCCACGCACGGCTGCCGCGCAGGCGTCGCGCACCGCCGTGGCATAGGCAATCGCCTCCTCGGAGGTCTCGCCGTCCTTGACCCCGCGCTTGATCACCGCCATGCCCAAATCGGGCGGCAACGTGCTCGCCGCCACTGCGACGCTGAGCTCGGCGGCGCGGGCAATGGCCTCTGCCGAAGGCTGGGGCGATTTGGGCTGAGCTTGCGTCGCCGGGAGCGCCGCTGCCGCGGCGGCCTCATCGATGCCGCCTTCTTCATCGCCCGGCTGCTGCGGCGCCTCGACCGGCGGCGCGCCGAGCGCTGCGATCATGGTGTCCCAGGTACCGAGCTGCGTGGCCAGGCCGGCGTCGATCGCCGCCTGGGCCCGGAAGGTGCCGGCATCGGTGGACCGAACCGCTTCCTCGGACAGCCCGCGGTTGCGGGCCACTGTGGTGACGAACAGGCCGTACAGCATGTCGATGTCCTTCTGGGCCTCGGCCAGCGCCTCCTCGCTCAGCGGGAAGTTCGGATTGAGGTCGACCTTGCGGGCCCCCGCGTAGATCGGGGTCACCTTCACGCCGGCCTGTTCGTTGTTGCCACTCCAGTCGTAGTGGAAGGCGACGACACCGATGGACCCGACAGCGCCGGTACGGCTGACCCAGATTTCATCGCACGCGCTGGCGATCGCGTAGGCGGCCGAGTAGGCATAGTCGTCGATCAGCGCGTGCACGGGCTTGGTGCCGCGCGCCTCGAAAATCCGATCGACCAGGTCGAAGCAGCCGGAGGCCATGCCGCCCGGCGAGTCGAGGCGCAGGACGATCGCATCGACCCCGTCGTCTTCCAGCAACTCATCGAAGGTGTCCCGCAGCGCGGCATAGCTCACCGGCCCAGGACCGCTGGCGCCCGGCGTCGGCCGGCTCACCAGCCCACCACTGATGTTCACGACCGCGATCGTGCGGCCCACCTTCTCGGCCGGCGGCTCGCCCGGCTCAACCTGCACCGGAACGGCGCCCGCGGTGCCGACCTGCAGGTGGGTGACGGTGAGCAGCGTGTCATCGCTGGTAACAGCGCCCTCGAGATAGGCACCGACCAGCGCCTCGCCGAGGGTCGGATGTACCAGCAAGGGCTGGTTGAGCACCGAGGTGGCCAGCGAGGCCACTACCGGATGCCGGCTGCGGCCGAACATGCGAGCCAGCAGCCCGGGCTTATTCTTCTTCATCGTCGGATCCTTGATCTGCGGCGCGGTCGGCGCCGGTGGATTGGGTTTGCTCGGGCGCTGAGGCCTGGCCGGCGCCAGCGCCGCTGCTGTTGGTCAGGCGCGGATCGGTGTCGAACACCAGGCCCAGCGCGTCGGCGCGCGCGTTGTCGGCCGCCTGCTCCTCGTCGACCTGCTCCGGATCCTCGCCGGCGCTAAGCACGACCTTGGAGCGCGACTTGAAGCCCGCCCGCACGGCCGCCTTCTCGGCGCCGACGTCCTGCACCGGATGGCTCCAGGGCCAGCCTTGCGGCACCCACAGCGTTTCGGTGACCTCATCGCGCTGGTCGGCATAGCCGGGCACTTCGAGCGTGCCGGCCAGTACCGCCTGGTCGAACCAGGCATCGCGCATGCGCTGGCAGAACATCGGGATCATGTAGAGCCACTGGTCCTGCTCGATGACCCGGCGGAACTCGTTGAGGATCAGGCGCAGTGCCCGATCGGAAACGTTGCGCAGGTCGCCCGTGAGCACCTCATAGGGCACGTCCTGGCCGGCAGCGATCGCCATTAGATGTCCGCGCAGGAACTCGGCGTAGTCGTTACCGGCGCTGGGCGGCTCGGACCATTCGACCTTGTAGCCCGGCGGCAGCTCCTGCATCGTCGCCGGTTCCAGCCCGCCCAGCGGCGTGCCATCCGGATCCTCGGCGCTGCGCAGGTCGTCCAGCATCGGCGTGCTGCCCGGATCCTCGTTCTCAGCAGCCTCGGGAACGGTGTAGAAGCCGGCGAACAGATTGGCGATCGCCTGCCGTTCGAGAACCGCATCGTCCAGCCGGTCGAGATTGAACATGCGCAGCAGCACCGCAGCCGAGCCCGGCACGCCCCGCAGCGAGCCGGCGCGCGTGGGCCGGTACAGGTGAATGACCTGCTCGGCCGGCACGCGCACCAGCTCGTTGCCGCTGACCGACAGCACCTGGTCGCCCGGGTGCTCGCGGAAGAACCAATACGCCACTCGCCGGCCGATCGCATCGAACTCAATGCCTTCGCGGATGGCGTTGCCGTTGCTGGCCGTGGCGTAGTACCCGCGCGGGCACTGCTCGGATTCGATCAGCTGCAGTTGGATCGGCACCGGTAGCCCGTCGCTCGCGCGGCGGAAGCGGATCCGGCCGAACACCTCACCGGCTTCCTTCCACTCGCGCCAGGCCAGCGCCTGCAGGCCGTACCAGTCCAGCACGCCGTCGGCATCAGCGTATTTCGTCCAGCGATCCCAGAGCTTGGTGGCGGCGCGCTTGAAGGTCTTCGTGCCCCAGAGCGGCTTGGCCTGGATTCCGGTGGCAATGCCGTTGGACACGCTCTTGTTGAGCGCGCTGACGGCCCACGGGTCATTGCGAGCCAGGTGCCGCGCGCGCGCCAGCAAGGTCGGCAGGCCCAGCAACGCGGTGTTGGGCCCGAGCGAAACCGGGCGGAGCATACGCAGCCGGCGGCCATGCCCCGCTGCCCGATAGGCGCCCTCGACGGCCTCAGACATTGCCGGACCCCGCCTGGAAGAGACGCATGGTCCGGCGGCGCGGACGCTGGCCAGCGGCACCAGCCACCTCGCTTCGCATCTGCTTCAGCAGGCGGCGCATCTCGCTCAGGCTCTGGTAGGTCACCTGCCGGTCGCCGTAGCGCACCGACAGCGTGCCGGACGCGATCGCCGTCTCGAGCGCGGTGATGTGCTGTTGCGTAAAGGCCATTTCAGCGTCCCAGATACTTGCTTCGGATGACGCGCCGCGGCCGCGTGCGCGGCATTGGCGCCAGCGACACTTCGCCGGCAATCACGTCAGGGTTGTGGTCCCACTCCGCCGCCCACAGCGGCGGGTTATCCCAGCGGATGGCCGGCACTTTCAGCCAAAGGGCGATGCCCTCGGCGTAGCCGGCCAAGTCGAATGCTTCATTGCGGCGCCCGGCCAGGTTCTGCCAGCCGCGCGCAGTGCGCGTCTCCGCGGTGAGCTCGGCGTAGTAGCTTTCCGGCAGCCAATCCGGAAAGTGGTAGAAGCCCGGGCCGGGCTCGGCGCGCTTCACGTTGGCGTCGACCGTGTCCTTGATGCGGTCCACGTTGAGCAGCAGCTGCGGGACATCGCCGGCCGAGCCGGATTTGCGATCCTTGCGCTTGCGGCTGTCCGGGAACGTCTCCCGGAACAGCCCAGCGTCGCGACGCGGGTCACCCTTGATCAGGCGCACCCGCGCGTGCAGCGCCGGCGAGCGGGCGCGTAGCGATCGCCAGAACTCCAGCGCGCGCACCGATGTGCCGGACTTGCCGCCCCAGTCGATGCCTGTCATCCGGATCGGCATGGTGCGGCCGGTGCCGTCAGCCACTGGGTAGCGTCGGCTGATCACCTTCTCGACCAGGCGCTCCCAGTCCTCCAGGTACTTCGGCGGGTCCAGCGGCAGAAAGCCGCCCGAGCCATCCTCGCGCTTGGAGGTGCGCAGCGTGAACCAGTCGATGACCCAGCGCTCCAGCGTTCCGGAGCTGCCAGGACCGAAGCCCAAAATCTTCACCACAAACCGGTTGCCCTGCACGTCGACCGTGGCGATGAGAAAGCGTACGCCCAGCGGAACCGTGCCGGCGGGCCAGATCTCTACGCGCTCTTGGAACTCCGAGGGGTCGCTCGCCGAGCGCGCGGCCATCGGTACGTAGTTCAGCGCCCCGTCGACGTTGTAGGTGGTCTTCAGGGGGCGCTCCTCGCCGGTGGTGGCGAACGTGCGCAGGCCCTGCAGCAGGCGCTCAACCAGCGATTCCCAGCTCTGGTACGCCGCGGCGACGCCGCCGAGCCAGTAGCTGGCGATCTTGCTGTCGGGTGGATCGCCGACCAGCGAACCATCGGGCAGCACCAGCTGCCCCTGCGCCGCCCAGACACCGGCGGCGTTCATGCCCTCCTTCCAGCGATGCTCCAAGCCGACGCCGCAATGCGGACAGTGCAGCAGTGAATAGTGCCGCGCCATCTTCTGCAGGTCCTCCACCACGACCCGCTCGAGGAGTTCTTCCAGCGGCGGCAAAGCGAAGCCGTCGTACCCGGGCGCGGCCTGGAAGCGTTCGCCGCATTCCGGGCAGGGCCAGTACCAGCGCCGGCGGTCGCCTCGCATGTACAGCGCCGCGATCCCGGCGGCCGGCGGAGCGTCGTGCGGGTCCTGCGCGCGCCAGTTGCCGTCGGTGTAGTCCACCGCGGGGCTGGACTCGGCCACCACCATGCCGGCCGACATGAACGTCTGCGTGCGCTTCAGCGCCAGGCCGAACGCCTCGTCGATCGACAGATCGCCGGTGTAGTTGTCCACGTCCGTCATCAGCACGTCGTGGATGTCTTTGCCCGAAAGCACCGACACCGATGGCCAGCCCATGCGCAGCGACATGCCCGACCGGAAGAACTTCAGCAGGATGTTGTCGTCGTGCGCGCGCGGGCTGAGGCGTCGCTTCAGCTCTGGGCTCGCCGCGATTCCGCGCGAGATCCGCGTCTTGCTGTAGTCCTCCGCCGCGTCCTTCGACATCTGGACGACCATCGTGTCGGCCGGGTTGCACGTCACCAGGTAAGCGATGCGTCCGTCGATCAGTGCGATCGTCTTGCCCGAGCGCGCAGGACCTGCAAACAGCACCGCCTCAAAGCGCCGGCTGCCCGTCATGTCGAGCGGCTCAACCATGTAGGGCGCCACGCTCGGGTCCCAAGGGCCGGAGGTCCCGCTGGGGTTGGCGATGTGTAGCGCGGTCGCGCCGGTGCTGACCCGGATTCGCCTGGGCGGGCGGATCATCTCGGCAACGCCGAGCCGCACGTCACGCGCTGTCGCGTACGTCGCCATCGGTGATCTTCTCGTACATCTTCTGGCGCAGGCGGTCGCACTGCTCCTGCACCTTGTCGACCTGGTCCGGCCGCAGGCCCGCCTTGCGCTCCAGCACATCGGGCAACGTGTCGAAGAATTGCACCAGCGTCTTCACCAGCTCCGCGTAGTCGGCCTCGACCTCAAGCGCGGGAACCAGTTGGCCAACCGTCGTCTCGACCTTGAGGCGCTCGTTCTCGGACTGGAAGAACGCCCGCCGCTCCATCGGCGGCAGATCGCGCGGGTCGACCACCCCGCCCTCGCCGCCCGCTGCACCAGCGAAGCCGGACATTGCCAGCGCAACGTCGGCAAGCCGGTAGGTGTCGTGTCCGTTGCGCTTTCCCGAGGGCGCGATCCCAGCATCACGGATCCGTTTCGTGGCGGTGCGCCGGTCAATGCCGAACTCCTCGGCGAGCCGCGCGACCGACCATCCGGCCTGGAACTCTCGTACGTCGCCCATGTCAGCTAATGCACAGGGTGCACAACTCCGATACCCCTTGAATTCTCATGTTTTGCGACACCTGTGGTGGAGCACCCTGAGGGCCGAAAAACTGTCGAAAACCGCGCCCGTGGACCCCCGCGGTAGACCGACGACATGCCAGGGGCCCCGCCCCCGGACCGTACGAATGACGCGACACACGTATGGACACGGCGCCATCGAACGTCAAAGCCTGTCCGCTTCGATCACCGCTTGGGCTGCGCGGACTTGGTCGTCGGCGTCGCGGCCGACTTGAACAACAGCTCCCGCAACCTCTGCTCGTAGTTGGGCGCCCGCATCACGTTCGACGGCGCCGGCGACGGCTGCGGACAGGCGGGCGGTGTTGCAGGTGGCGAGGTCGTCGCGCAACTGGAGATTGCCAGTGCGCAGGTCAGCGACCACAGCAACTGGGACAGCTTCGGCTGCCCGGCGGTCTTCTTCATGCTTCGCTCCGATGTCGGCCAGCACGGCCGCCTGGGTGTGCTCGGTGGTGCGGACTTCGTTGACCTGCGCCAGCGCGGCGGTCGCCTGCTTCGTGGCCACGTTCGCTTCGGCCTTCTCGGCCCGGTCACCGCGCCAGGCCCAGCCGGCGCCGAAGGCAGCGGCCGACCACACGACGAAGGCGATCACCGCGATCAGGGTCCGGTTCATTACGCGGGCTCCGGGGGAATGACGGCGCCGACCTGGCGCATGGCAGATTCGAGGGACATCACCCGAAGGCGGAGGCGGTGCGCCTCCTCCTGGGCCTGCATCCGCAGCTTCACTTCGACCTCGATGCGTTCGCCCAACGCCGTCTGCGAGCTTTCGAGGCTCTTCACCCGCTCGACCAGCCCGGTCAGCAGGTCGATGTTCGCGTCGGTCTCGGTGCGTTCCTTCTTCCGGGCGAGGACGGCGCCCCAGGTCTCCCGAACGATCCAGAACGCGGCCAGGCCGCCGGCCATCCACCATGGCGTGGTCTCATCTGCCATCAGGAAATCCCCAGCAGTTTCTTGGACTGCTTCAGGCGCAGCTTGCGGTCATCCAGACCGTTCTCGCCGCCGTTGATGCGATGGGTGATCCCGACGACGTCGTCCCGATCTGCCAGTGGGTTCAGCCCCTTCCACTGCCAGAACCAGCCGGCCGCCAGCGCCGCGTCGGGCAGCTTGGCCACCATTTCCGGATCGCGCACCGCGCGTTCATCGCCGTAAATCGCCTGGCTGTACTTGGCGTAGTTCGCACGGCCGGTGAGCTGGATAAGCCCGCGGCCCTTGTACTTCTGGCCATCGCCGTCCGCCACGGGCGTGTTCCCCAGCGCGATCGCCTTGCGGCCGGTGTCGTAGGCCTTACCGCTGGCGTACTCCGTCGCCGTGGCGAAGCCGTCCGACTCGTGGGCGACCTGGGCTAGGAAGTGCGCCTTCTGCAGCGGCGTGACAATGCCGAAGCGGATGCAGGCGTCCTCCAGCGCCTTCGCATAGGCGCCCGCGCCCATGGCAGCGGCGACGGTCTCAGTGCTCACCATGGTGACTCCAATAGGCGCCCGGTCCTCGATCCAGCGGACTCGATGATTGGTCTGGCGAGGGATCGGGCAAAGAAAAAGCCCCGGCTGGTCGGCCGGGGCTGGGTTCGTGTGCGATGTTAGGAATCTATGACTAAAAGTGCGGGGGCATCAACCCCGCACGTGAAATCATCCCGTCTCAACAAGTCACGTGGAATCAAGCCCTGTCGCCAAGGTAAGCGCTTCCAACGATAGGAGGCCTAGTTGCTACTTCCAGCCGGGTTTTCCATCTTACGCTGCGCTTCCTCCAATGCCTTCTTCATGCTCAGCGTGTCAGCCCCTTGCGACGGCGGGAAGTCCATCAGCGTCTTCAGGTGTGCGGCGATGAACGGCCCGGCGGCCGTTGGGGCCCACAGCTTGGAGGCGAAAAACTTGCGCCCGATGTAGCCCCATTCCTCGGACTGCGGGTCCATTTTTTCCATCGGGTCCATCTTCAGGTTGAAGATGTAGGGCACGGACGGATAGTACTTCTGGTCCCACCAGCTTCCGCCACGCTTGACCCCAATGTGCATCTTCCAGTTATCCACGCGCACCGCCATGAGGTCGGTCTCGTCGTAGTAGAAGATTTCCCGGCGCGCGGACTTATCCGACTTGCCGGTCCAGTGATCGAGGTTGTTGTAGCCATCCAGATGCACCTTGTACTTGGTGCCATTCATGGTGTGGCCCTTAAGCAGCTTTTCCTTCAGGTCCGGAACGCCGGCGGCAGCGGCGAGCGTGGCGAAGACGTCCTCGTGGTTCTGCACGCCGTTGGAGACCGAACCGGCCTTGATCTTCGCGGGCCACTTCACCAGATGCGGCACGCGCACGCCGCCCTCCCAGGTGGTGCCTTTTTCGCCGCGGAACGGGGCATAGCCACCGTCCGGCCACAGCATCATCTCGTTGCCGTTGTCGGTGCTGTAGATGACGATGGTGTTGTCCTCGATGCCCAGTTCGCGCAGCTTGTCCAGCAGCTGACCGACCTGCGTGTCGTGCTCAAGCATCTTGGCGCGGACCACATCTTCCTCCGCGCGACCTTCGTCCACCGCCTTCTGAATCCACTTCTTCGGGCTGTGCGAGTGGATGTGGATGGCGGTGGTGTTGAACCAGCAGAAGAACGGCTTGTCACCCTTGCCAGCGCGGTCGAGCCATTCCAACGTGGCGTCGGTGACCTCCTGATCGAAGGTTTCCATACGCTTGCGGGTCAGCGGACCGGTGTCCTCGATCTTCTGCTTGCCGACACGGCCGAACTTCGCGTCGCTGCTGGCGTCGTCCTTTGTCGTTGCCCAGGCATGCAGCACGCCACGCGGGCCGAAGGTCTTCTTGTATTCGGGATTCTTCTGGCCCGGGTAATCCAGCTCCTCCGGCTCTTCCTCGGCATTGAGGTGGTAGAGGTTGCCGAACCACTCATCGAAGCCGTGCACAGTGGGGAGGAACTCGTTGCGGTCGCCCAGGTGGTTCTTGCCGAACTGCGCGGTGGTGTAACCAACCGACTTGAGCACCTCGGCCAGGGTCGGATCGCTCTTCTGAATGCCACGGGTCGAGCCCGGAATGCCGATAGTGGTCATGCCGGTGCGGATCGGCAGCTGCCCCATGATGAAGGCCGCACGGCCCGCGGTGCAGCTTGGCTGGCCATAGTGATCAGTGAATAGCATGCCCTCGTAGGCGATGCTGTCGATGTTTGGGGTGTGACCCATCATCCCGTGGGTGTATGCGCCGACGTTCCAGTAGCCAATGTCATCCCCCCATATCACTAGGATATTGGGCTGACTTGTTACCGCGGACTCGGATGCAGACTTCTTGCTTGCAGATTTCGTGGCCATCTTATCGCTCCATGAAAGCTTGAACCGCGGTCAATTTGGCTCCCCGGAAATGATCATGGTCTAGCGCCGGCCCGACGTCTTCAGTGCAATTCCTGTTCCCCTCTAAGTAATTTTACCTACGAAGATCGGCAACTACTTGAGGGGAGTGCTGACACCATTCTTCAAAACCTAGCTGCACCGCCTGACCCGAGCTAGAGCAATCTTGCGCTGTCCAGCCAATGGCATAAAGAGCACTATCGGAAGCTGGTATGCGACGTTCCGGCGCATTTCTACTAAACTCCACGGCATGGATAGTGAGTGCATTCCCCCCAGCGCTTACGATTCATCGGTCGGCAAGTAGAACTACTGAGATCACATCGAATGCCAGCAGCAAAATCGAGTCATGCTGCCCGATCCAGCGCGCGCTTCAAGTGCCATGCTGCTTCCTGCTCAGCTTCCCGCATCTTGTCAAGCATCCATTCGTAAACTCCACGCCAGCTCTGTCGGTAACTCGACTCATCGCGCCCGATGGAAGCCGCCCTCCCCCGGTCGCTCATGGGAACAACCCCTGTCCCCCAGCACGTCTTGCAATTGATCAGCAGCTCGCGAGCCATCGCCTGACCGCGACCTTGGCAGACAGGACAGTGGTTGCAGCGCGCGATCTCCAAGATCACTGCGGATGCGAGCGTGGGCAGCGACTCTAGGGTCGAAAGCGGCCAACAACGTTGCCTGATCTGGCTCAAACGATGTGCGGCACGATCGCGTTCGGCACGCTGCTCGGCGGTCGTGGTTCCCGCCCAGCCGATGCATACCTCCGCCAACCCTAGGTCCGTCCTAGCATCGGCAAGCCGACGCTGCTGACGCTGCAGCTCAGGGGCGACCAGTGCGATCACCGCATCCCGCAGTCGGTGGCGGCGAAGGGCAGCGCCATCTGGCCACCAGCAGGCCTCCAACAGCTCCCGCCCGAGACCCGGCGGCACCATGGCCAGCGCCGCAGCAATGTCCTGGTTCGTCAGCGCCGGTGCGCCACCGCCCTTGCCGATGTCGAACTTGATCGTTTGCGGATTCAGCCGCGCCAGCAGCTCTCGTACGTCAGCCATGGTTCCCCTCCTCAGTCAGTAGGCCTCGGGCCGATTTCATAGTTCTCACCCAGCGATACGCCGTCGCTCGATGCATTCCCCAGCGATCCATCAACTCTTGGGCCGTGGGAATCCGGTGCGGATAGGCATCGGCGAGTCGGAATGCCAGTTCGGCACCGGCTATGACCGACGTGCGCGGGCCGCCCAGCCCATCCATGAAACCGGGCTTCATAGCTCATCCCCTGCCGGCGTGATCCTGACGATCACCACGCCACCAGGGCGCACCTCGTCCTGCAGGCGCGGGTGGCTGTAGAACCTGCTGTCGTCGATGCCCAGTGCCTGCGCCAGCCCATCGCGGGCAGCCTTGAAGCTGGCGAGCATTCCGTCGTCATCCCGGCGGCGCCGATCCGGCGGGTAGAAGTCGAGCCAGAGGTCCAGACGTCCGTCGGGCAGCTGTGCGCGCCGCCAACCCGCCTGGAGCGCCAGGGCCATTGCTTCCTCGCGCGCGGCCTTCGTTGCCCTGGCCTTCCTACCCCAGTGCGTCCTGGCATTGGGATGCAGGAGCCGATCCGGCCACGGGAGGGTCACCGAAAGCATCATGCCGCCCTCCAGTGCACTGGCAGGACTTCCACCCGGCCGCCGCGTGCCTCGAACTCGGCCACGCTTTCGGCAGGTGCGACAGCGCGCGCGACAGCTTGCGGTCCAGGGAGGTTCGCGGCGCGGAGCCCCACACGGGCTAGCCGCGGTTGCTGAGCAGCCGGCCGTGCCTTCGCAGGCCGGCGTCGGGCACGTTCCGATTCGCGGACCCGCTCCGGGTGCCGGGTCCGATAGCGATGGGACGCCTGGCGCTGGTATTCCCGCTGCTCTTCCGGGCTCAGCGGCTGCCGCTGCACCTGGACCTTGCCAGTCGAGCGGTAGCGGAAGTGCAGGCGCTCACCGGTCTGGGTCACGTAGCCTGCCGCGACGAGATCCCGCGATGCCCAGGCAACCCGCTTCCGGTCCTTTCCCGTCACGATGCCGAGCGCAGCGCAGATGTCGGCCATGCACAGCTCGTCGGAGGTCCCTTCGAAGACGGCGCGCACCCGGGCGCCGATGCCGGTCTTAATGCTGGTGGTCATGCTGCCTGCCTCATTTCGATGACGGCGGTCTGCTGCTCGATCAGCTCGTCGTCGGTCCCGTAGATCTCGTGGAAGCGCCTGGACCCATCCATGAGGCTGGGACCGTATCGGTCAGCGGTCTCGCGGAATGAGAGGCCGTGCATTGGCTGGTACCGGTGGTGCCAGATGCAAAGGGCGAAGCCGAAGGCATGGCCGCGCCGGCGGTTTCCGCTCTTGCAGTGCTGGTAGTCGCAGCCGCAGACCACGTCGGCCGCTGCGAGAACGCCACGCATGTGCAGCGTCAAGCAGGCCATGCACGGACCAACCTTCGAGGCCTCGATGCGGGCTGCTTCGCCTGGGGTCGGTCGCGGCGCGGAGCTATGCACGGGTCGCCCCCTTCTCCAGCTGCTCGGCCTGCGCCAGGTAGTAGTCGTGCCGGCGCCGGCAGTCCACAGGCGATTCCCACGGATTCTCCAGCGCGCGCCGCGCCGCGACCCGGTAGTCCTCGGCCGATGGCTTCAGCGGGATCACCAGGCACTGCTGGGATGAGTTGCGCGACATCACGCCGCCTCCTGGCTTCGCCGGCCGGGCCGGAAGAAGCTGCTGGGGCGGCTCTGGCGCGGCGCTTCGTCCGGTGCTGGGGCCTGCGGCAACGGGCCATCCCACGGGCGCAGTGCCATGTGGGCGAAGTCGTTGCGCAGGTTGATCGTTTGGCCCGCCTCGATGTCGCGACCCTTCGCGATGATCGCCTCGACCACGCCGCGAAGGTGGGTTTCGCGGTTGTAGTACTCCTCGCGGTGAAGGAAGACGATCACGTCGGCCTTCTGCTCGATCTCGCCCGATTCGCGCAGGTCGCTCATGTTCGGACGCTTGTCCTGGCGGCTGTGCAGATTGCGGCTGAGCTGGCCCAGCGCCACCACCGGGCATCCGAAGTCCTTGGCCAGCGTCTTCAGACCTTGGGCGATGCGCCCGTATTCGAAGCGCGCCAGCTTGGCGTCGATCTCCATGTCGTGGATGTGGTCCACCACGATCAGGCGCAGGGGCTGCCCTGCCCGCTCCAGCTTGGCCTGCAGCGCGCGCGCCCGGGCCATCAGCTGGTTGATGTTCAGCGCCGGCGTGTCGTCCAGGTGCAGCGGCAGGCCGCGCAGATCCTTCATCGCCTGCGTGACCCGGTTCCAGTGCTCGTCCTCCATCTTCCGGGGCGCCAGCAGAGCGTCGTGCAGAATGCCGGCGGCGGCGGCGATCATGCGGCGCACCAGCTGCTGCCGGTTCATCTCGATTGAGAACACCGCGGCCGATTGCTTCTGGCTGGCCGCGTGATGCGCCATGTTGAGCGCGAAGATGGACTTGCCCATGCTCGGACGCGCGGCGCAGATGATGAGCTCGCCGTCCTGCAGCCCGTGGGTCGCCTCGGTGAAGTCGGGCCACGGCGTTTCCAGACCAGTGATCGCGCTCTCGCGCTCGTGACGCGCGCGCAGGTCGTCGTACCAGGGGCGCAGCGTCTCAGAAACTGCGACCAGTCCGCCCCGCTCCTTCGGCATCAGCTCCTGGATGCGGACCTGCGTGTTGGCCAGCAGCGTCGACGGCTCGTCGTTGGCCTCGAACGCCTCGTTCACCATGTCGGTGCCGGCGGCGATCACGCGGCGCGCCAGCGCCTTGGCGCGGACAATCTCGGCCCAGCCCAGAATGTTGGCGGCCGATGGCGTCGTGGTGGCCAGTTCCGTGAGGTACGCGCCGTCACCGATCAGCTCCAGCTTGCCCTGCTGCTCGAACCATTCGGTGAGGGTCACCGTGTCGTAGGGCTTCTCCGAATCCGCGCGGTCGCGGATGGCCGTCCAGATAAGGCGATGGTCGCCACGGAAGAAATCATCGGGAGCCAGCAGGTCGTAGACGCGCCACAGCGAGTCGGGAACCAGCATTACCGCGCCGATCACTGCCTGCTCGGCCTGGATGTTGTGGGGCAGCGCGCGATCCATCAGGCGGCCTCCCGCTTCCGGCGGATGATGGCTGCGGTGTCGCGAACGTCGATCTCCACGGCGCCGGCGGCCACGGCCAGCGCGCGCTTCGACAGCGCGACGTCGAAGTGTTCCTTCGGCGTCCCCGGGTATTGCACCCAGCGCAGATCCATCCCGATGGCCCGGGCCATGTCGTGAAGCTCCTCGCTGGTGTCGGCCACCATGTGGCATATCACCAGCCTGCCGAACTTGGCGCGCATGTTGTCGACGTAGACCGTCATGCAGCCTCCCCTTCGGCCCGCTCGAACAGCTTCAGCATCGTCTTGGGCTGGGTCATGAACTCGAAGTCCGGCAGCCAGTTCTCGTGCCCGCGCCCGCCGCCCAGCCTGCCGGCGTGGAAGTCGTCGGCGGCCGCGGCGGCGAAGTAGTCCGCCCAGAACTGCGGCGGGATGTGGCGCAGGCCCTGGGATTGGCAGATGTCGCGGGCGATCGAGAGGCAGCGGCGTACCTGCTGCCGGCGCTTCTCGCGGCCCACCGCAGGGTTCACCGTCGCGAGCAGGCCACCGTTGGTGCGGACCAGGGCGCAGCCGTTCCACGCGGCGATCGCCTCAGCGGTGATCTGGGCCACTCGCTGGTCGATCCTCTCCGCTGCAGCGGCAACTGCCGGGGCGTCACTCGGCGCAGCCGATGACGAATCCGAGCGAAGCGAGGATCTATCTTTCTCCTCTGTCTCTGTCTCTGTCTCTGTCGTGACAGTGCGTGACATTCCGTGACCGGCCTCATTGTCACTGGGGGTCACCTTCTCGCTTCTCTCCCTGTCGCGTTGACGCTGCGCCTGCTTGCGAGCGCCGGCCGTGGCGTCCTCAGCCTTTGGCTGTCTACGTTTCCAGCCAGACAGCGCATCACCGTCCAGCGTCTTCCCCTGCATCGCGTCGTGGATCGCGGCCACCTCCTCCTCCGCATAGCCCAGCGCCGCGGCGACGTCCTCGTGCACCCATCCGGACAGCTCGCCGCGCGGATTTGACTGTGACGCGCACTCCAGCATCGCAGCCCACACGGACAGCACGTGACCAACCGTGACATTGCGTGACAGGACGGCAGACGCACGCAAAGCGATCACCCGCCACTTCGGGTCGTTCACGGTTCCGTGGTGCCAGCGCAGCCAATGCTCAGCGGCCATCGCCTGCCCCCTGGATCTCGTTGTCGGTGTGGTGCTGCATGGTCTTCTCCTGGCTCCAGAGAGCCCGTTCCCAAGCCGGGAGCTCGGCCTGTCCCCGCAGGAGCTACCTACGGGTTAGGGAAACGGGTGAACGTCAGTGCAGCTGCTCTAGCGGCAGCTGCGGGGTCTGGTTGCGGCGGGCTTCAGCGCGCGCGTCCTCTTCGGCGCAGCGGCGCAGGTGTTCCCGCTCTTCGGTCTCGGTGAGCGGCTCACCGCAGCGCGCGGTCGCGATGCAGGCGTCCAGCTGCCGCAGGGTCTCAGCGCGCGTCATGTCACCTTCCCCATGGCTGCGATGGCCGCTTCTCTACGATGGATGGCGGCCCGCAGGCCCGTGGCTGCATACATGCGCTCGGTGTTGCTCAGGCGCTGATCCGACATCAGAGCGCGGGCCTTGTTGTAATCGCGGTCTGCCGCCAGCAGCTCCTGCACGGCGGCGAGCGCACGATCCATCCTCTGTGCAGCCTTCAGGGAGCCCGCCCGAATCCGCCGGCGGGAGTCGCGCAGGATGGCCAGCGCACTGGAGTCCTGTGCCAGCGCTTCGCGCGTCTGCCTGCTCTCGCGCAGGTCAACCTTGTCGCCGGTCACGCCGTCACCCCGCGCTTTCCCGTTACCGCGCGCAGGCGCGCCAGCAGGTTGATCGTCGCTTCCATCTGCGCAGCGCCGGCGGCGCTGATGGCCCTCATCTCGCTCTCGGTGATGAGGCCATCGGCCAATGCTTCCCGCATCGCCTGGGCGAAGGCGCCCTGCATCGAAGCGCTCTCCAGCATCGCGCCCATGACACTGCCGGAGGCCTCGGCGCCCATGCGCTGGAGCGTGAATCCGTGCTCGGCGGCAAGGCACTGCAGCATCAGGTAGTCCGACGTGAGCCCCATGACCTCGCTCGCCTCGACCAGCGTCAGGTGATGCGTATGGGTGTTCGGGTTGACCTTGCTGCCCAGGACCGCGGGGGACATCCCCTTCGGATTGCCCTCATCGTCGAAGACGACCTTCCCTTCAGCGTCCCTGCGGATCAACCGAACTGCGAGGGCAGCAACCCCTCCCGGGTAGCTGTGGACGGTGTGGTGGGCGGCGTCAATTACGTTCATGGCCTGGTTTCCTAAACGTGGTTCGGTACGAAGTCGCCCGGCAGGCTGTGCGCCATGGACGAACTGCAGCGAAGGATCAAAGCGGCAAGGAAGCGAGCCCCGAACGTCGTGACGATCGTTCGGGTCGAAGGGAACGTGTTCGGGTTGCGGTGGGCGGACGGCCAGATGCACGTCCGCCTGCTGCGGAAAGGCTGAGGCGGTGGCCAGGAAAGCCGCCGCCCTCCTTGCGGTAGGCTGCGGGCACCACACGCACAGCCCGCAAGGAGGGCGACATGACCGAGCACTTCGAGAGAATCGTCGGCGTACGGCTGCTAGCCTCGCAGGCGATCCTGCAGAACGTCATTCGCAGCTGGGGGGAGTCGAAAGAAGTACTGCTGGACGAACTGCAGCGGACACGCGAAGCCCTCGTGGCCACGTGCATGCAGCAGGACATGACGGACGAACAACTCGACTGGCTCAGGGCCGAATTCGACATGGTCATTCACTCGCTGCGCGCGGCAATTCAAGGCCTGCCGGACGACCGTCCTCGCCCAGTTTGATGCGGTACATCGCTGTTGAAGGCGAAGCGCACCGGGCTGCCAGCTCCGTGCGCGACGGCTTCAACAGCCAGTCGCGCAGCCACAGCCGCGGGTTCCACCGGTCAGGCAGCATCGGCCACCCCCTGCCCCTCGGCTGGGGCGCTGCCAAACACGTCGGGACGCAGCTCATGGCGGGAGACGCCAGTCGCGGCCTCGATGGCCAGAGCCCGCCCCGCGGGCACCCTGCCCCGGATCTTCCATTCGCTGATGGAAGCCGACTTGATCCCAAGAATCTGGGCGAGCCCCTGCTGGGAGCCCGCGGCGACGATTGCTTTCTGCAACGGCGAGTTGGTGTCCATGAGGCGCATATTAGGCTAGGCCTAATCTGTTTTCAACAGGGCAAACCTAACTTGCTGAACGGCATCATTTAGGCCATGCCTAAGAGATCACCCGACAAGGACGCCCCGGAGTTCGGCAAGCGGCTGGTAGACCTGCTTGCCCGCCATGGCATACCGAGGCGAGGGGCAGGCGCGTACCTGCAGCGCCAGTACAGAGTCTCCAACGTGACCGCCAACGACTGGCTCAATGGGCAATTCCGTCCAGAGATCGACACAGCAAGACGAATCGCTACTGACCACGGGACAACCTTCGACGAGTTGTACTTCGGTTCTCCGGCTGCGGTCGCTGCCGACGACGGGTACGCGGACGTCACCGGCTACTCCCAGGCCGCTGGGCTCGGAACCGGCGCAGAGGCTCAGGAATATGCCGAAACGCACAGCCTGAAATTCAAGTCAAATAGCCTGCGACGGAGAGGGATTCTGGGCCGACCGCTGGCCGTCTACTACGGCCGCGGCGACAGTATGGAGCCGACCATCAAGAACGGCGATGCGATCCTCTTCGACACATCCGACACCAAGGTGGTGGACGGCGCGCTCTACCTGGTGCAGGTCCATGGCGCGGCGAACCCGGAGTATTTCGTGAAGCGAGCAACGGTGCTCGACGGCATCGTGTTCTTCGCCAGCGACAATCCTCAGGGAGACCACCACTGGCGCAAGCCGCGCCGCATGGACGCAAAGCGCGAGCCGATCACGATTGTTGGCCGGGTTCACTGGATCGGCGGCTGGGCAGATTGAGGACTATGCATGGCACGCAGGAAGCCGCCAGATCCAGAGACCGTTCGCGAGCTGAGGGACATGCTAGCTGCGCCCAAGGCTTGGGTCGCAGCTGGCGAGATTACTTGGGTGGATGCTGGCGGCAGGCCGAAGGGATACAAGTTCAGGGCGGCGCTCTCGGTCGGTGGTCACACGCCGGACACCCTGTACGTCGACGCCTACTACAAGCAATCCAGCATCGAAGGTGTCCCGGACAAGCTTTCTCTCAGCCTGTTCTACCGGAACGAGCGGATCTTGGGTCTCGACGAGAATGGCGCCTCACACCATCGAAATGACGTAGGAGTGGGGCGCGAATACTTCCTTAAACGTGTCGATCACCCTCATTTGCATACCATCAGCGATGACGCAATATGCGGTTATGCTGAGCCACTGGAGCGAGCCGATTTCACGGCGCACTGGGATACTTTCCTAGCTCACGCCGGAATAGACAACGCTCCCGCCTTCCGACTTCCGCCAGGTCAGCGCGAACTACTCCTACGATGAACCACGACGCGCTAGCACACGCCATCTGCGGGCAATACACCGCGATCAGCGCCGGATCGGGGTATATAGAGTCGCCCCTGGCTTTCCCGGTCGACGGGACGCTCATCGGCGCGTATGTAATGGAAGTTGGCCCCGGCCGTTTCGTGGTCACCGACGACGGCGACGTGGCGTTCCACGTCGCATCGGCTGGTGCTGACATCACACCGTCGCGCCTGAAGACCTACCGCTCCATTGCCGAAGAGCACGGCCTTTCGCTGAACGAAGAGGGCGTGATCAGCGCGACATGCGGGGATGCAGAGCTGACCGGAGTCCTGAGCCGATACCTGCAAGCGGCGTCAGCCATCGCCACCAAGGGACTGAAGCATCGCCCGCGCGACGAAGAACGGTTTACCCGGATCGTGGGTGCCGCACTGGCGAACCGCTATGGCAATCGACTCCGCAAGCGGGTGGAGGTCACAGGTCTCAGCGGGCACCAGATCCGGTTTCCGTTCGCCCTGGACATCGGGCGCGAGCGACGCGCCTACATCCAACCCATCGCTGCTGACTCCGGCACCATCCAGTGGAAGTCTGTATATGAGGCCGGCGGCAAGTTCAAGGACCTGCGCGCGGCGAGACGAGACGCTCCCGTCGTTGCTGTTCTTGAGGCATCGCGGGACGTCGACCGCGCTAGCGGGTTCTTCGCTGACACGGCCGCCGTGCTGGTCTACCAAGGCGGCGCCATCGACTTGGACTTCGCCATAGCCGCCTAACGCCCTGCCCCGCTTCGGCGAGGTCCTCGCTATCTGGAGACCAGGATGTCCCGTTACTCCCCTGCCCCCTTTGCGCTTGCTGCCGTCGGTGCGATCGCCCCGCTGAACCTCACCGGGTGCGGGAAGATCCAAGAAATGCGGTTCGAGCACGCAGCTAAGGCCAAGATCGTGCACGACGCGATAGACCCGGAATCTGTGCAATTCAGAGATACGCACGCTTCCCCGAGCAAGAAGTATGAAGGTACCTTTGCCCTCTGCGGTGAAGCGAATGCCAAGAACCGCATGGGTGGCTTCACTGGCTGGACTCGATTCATCGTGTCCGGTTTCGCAGACAACCACGAAGCCGGCGTCATCAGCCTGACCTTTGACGACGGCCGGGGAGCCTTCTTCGATCGCCAGTGGGCTGAAAGCTGCAGTCCCAAGAATTCCTAGCTGCGGCTTGACCGATCCCTGTTCAGAAAAATATTAGGCTAGACCTATTGACGATATATTAGGCTTTCCCTAATTTACCTCCATTGCCACGAAGAACCCCGGACCTTCCCGGGACGTGGCCCGGAGACGGAGATGTCCGCAGCACCCCGCTTCACCCAGACCCATGGCGGCGTCCTGACCGTCATCGACGCGACCACCGGCTTGGAGTGGTCCGCCCAGCCTGTCGCCCGCGACGCCACCCACGAAGCCGCCAGCAAAGCCTGCGCTGACTGCCGCCTCGGCGGCCATACCGACTGGCGCCTGCCGACCCGGCAGGAGCTGCTGTCCATCTTCGATCTGAGCCGCCACGAGCCGGCCATCGACACCGACGCCTTCCCTGACTTCCCGTCCACGTGGTTCTGGACGAGCGACCTGTGCGCCTGGTCTTCGGCGTCCGCGTGGGGCGTCTTTTTCTACTACGGCAGCGTCGGCAGCCTCCACCGCGGCAGCGGCGGGTTCGCGTTGGCCGTGCGTCGTGCCGGTCAGTAATTGGCCCTTTTGCCTGATTCGGAGAACGTCATGAACACCGAAGATCGCAATGTCTCGCCGACGCCGGGCCCCTTCTACAGTGGCCCCGGTGCGACCACCATCTGGTCCGGCAACGGCAGCATCCGCATCGCTGAGTGCAAATCGCCTCAGCTGAGCGTCGAAGGCAACGCCGCCAACGCCCACCACCTCGCGAAATGCACCGAACTGCCGGCGGTCGTCCGCCGCGCTGAAGCGGTGCTGCGTGGCCTGGGCATCCAGCCCCGCCAGATCGGCAAGCCGGCCGAGCAGCTGCTGCACGACCTCCAGCGCGCGTGCGCTGAGCTGGGAGAAGCGGCATGAGCGCTTGCCAGTGCCGGGTGAAGGTCAACGAGAAGCTGAAGCCCTTCAACACCCAAATTACCGCCGTGTACTCGATCAGCGCTGGCGGCCTGGGCATGCCGCTGCCGATCTCAACGAGTCAGATCGAGACGGGACGGGGCAAGGCCAAGGCCATGGGCCTCTACGCTTCGTTCTGCCCGTTTTGCGGTGTCAGCCTCAAGGATCCGGCGGCCGGACAGGAGGCGTCACCGTGAGCGCCGTCATCCTCCCTTTCGTCCGCCCCGCGCGCGCTACGAACGCCGATGGCGCGTTCGCCGCGGTCAACATCGCCGCCCGCCGCATGGGCTACTCCGAGCACCTGGCGCTGCGCGCAGCGCGCGTGGCCCGCCGGGACGTCCTCGACGGCCGCGGCAGCGCTGCCTCCGTGGTCTCGAAGCTCAAGGCCGCCCTCGCCTGCGCCGCGCGCAAGGAGGAAGCGTGAGCCAGTTCGAACAGCAGCTCGAAGAGCTGAACCGCGATCACTTCCGGTTCGGCGTCATCGTCAATGCCGGCTGCTTCGCCGCTGGGGTCGTGATCTCCCTCCTCCTGCAGGCGGTGGCCAACTCATGAACGAGCGAGACTTCATTGCAGCGATGAGCCAGGGGTTGCCCGCCCTCCCGCCGCCGACGGGCCTGGAGGTCAACGAGTACCCCGGCGACGGCGCGATCCTCAAGGGGAACCAGGATCTCGAACTGGCCGATGCCGAGCGCGCCGGGAAGGCTGGCGTGCCGTGAGCCAGCGCCAGGTCACCCACGTCGATCCGCTCCCGCGCTGCCAGCACGGCCACAGCGCGCGCCACATTCACGACGCACGCCGCGCCAGCGCCGGCGGCGGCCATTACCTGGAGTGCTCCTGCAGCGCCAGCAGTAAGCAGCTGGAGTACATCGACGCGCTCCGCGAGTGGTGCCGGATGCACGGCCACCCGATGCCGATCGGCACGGACCAGCGCCCGCTGCCGCTCACCGTCGTCCCCATCCGTCCTGTCGAGGCTCGCGCCGCATGATTCGCCAACTGTTGGCCCGCCTGCGCACGCGCATCGTCGCCCGCGCCCAGGCCCGGGAGCCTGACTTCGTCGTCGGCGGCAAGGAATCCCCCTACCTGCTCCGCTGGTGGCTGATCCCGCGCAACCGGCTGTTCAACGTCTACGTGCACTGCTTCCTGCGCGACGACGACGACCGGGCGCTCCACGATCACCCGTGGATGTGGTGTTCGATCTTCCTGCAGGGCGGCTACACCGAGCACACCATCAGCGCCGGCGGCGTCCACCAGCGCACGCTCAGGCTCGCGCCCAGCATCAAGATCAGCCTGCCGCAGCGCGCGCACCGCATCGAGTTGCTGCGCGCCTATGGGCAGCCTCGCGCCTGCTGGACGCTCTTCATCACCGGACCCCGTGTACGCAACTGGGGCTTCCACTGCCCGGAGCGCGGCTGGGTGCCGTGGCAGGAGTTCACCGATCCGGGCGACAGCGGGAAGGTCGGCCGCGGCTGTGAGGAAGTGCCGTGATGCACCGCACCTGCTCCAGCTGCTGTCGCCGCCTGCCAGCGGACCAGTTCCCGCCGGCGGAGCGCCGCCGCTCGACCTGCCGGCTCTGCGAGGCCGACGAACAGCGCGTGCGCTCGCGCCTGGCGCCGCTGCGCGTCGACCCGCAGCAGGTGCGCCTCAATAACCGATTCAACTTGTGGTTCGGGCCGGTGCGCCGCGAGCCGCTGAGGAACGCGGCATGAGCAAGGCGGATAGGCAGGTAAATCTGCGGCTACCTCGAGATGTTCTCGAAGCGGTCCAGATCATCGCAGCACATAACGGCCGCAGCACTACCCAAGAAATTGGGCTCGTACTGGAATCGTTCGTTCAGCAGAACGAGAAATCGATCCGCACGCAGGTACGGCTGCCACCAGCCGTCCACCAAGAGCTGACCGCCGCAGCGAAACGCAACGGACGATCCATGAACGCTGAGCTCGTAACGCGGCTGATCGAGCGGAGGGACGTATGAGCGACATCCACCTGAATGACCGGCTGGCGGCCCTCGACTGGGCGGTGGCACGCGCCCGGGAGGCGGCCCAAACCGACGACCTCGTGCGCCTCAACGTGCTGCCGGCCCTGCAGGCCGAGCGCGACTTTGTCCAGAAGGTGGTCCGCAATGGCTGACGGCTCGAGCGAGTTCAATTTCCCGCCGCCGCAGCTGTCTCGGCTGCGCCCGGGCGAGATCGTGGTCGACCTGTTCGCCGGCGGCGGCGGGGCTAGCGAGGCGCTGAAGCAGGCGCTGGGCATCGACCCGGCGCTGGCCTATAACCACGACGAATGGGCGATCGGGATGCACGCGGCGAACCACCCGTTGACGATCCACCACCGGGAGGACATCTGGCACGCGGATCCGCGCCGCGATGTCGCCGGGCGCCCGGTCGGCTGGTTTCATGCCAGCCCCGACTGCACCCACTTCTCCCAGGCGAAGGGCGGCCAGCCTCGCAGTCGAAAGACCCGGGCGCTGTCGTGGGTGGTGCTGAAGTGGGTCGGCCAGCTGGCGAAGGTGGGCAACGCGCCGCGCATCGTCAGCCTGGAGAACGTCTGGCAGATCCTGACGTGGGGACCGTTGGTCGCGAAGCGCGACCGCGCCACCGGCCGCGTGCTGAAGATGGATGGCACCGTCGCGGTCGTTGGCGAGCGCGTGCCGGTGGAGAACCAGCAGCTGGTTCCGAACAGGAAGCGCAGCGGGCGCACGTGGCGCCAGTTCGTCGCGGCCCTGCGCGGCTGCGGCTATGAGGTGGAGTGGCGGAAGCTGGTAGCCAGCGACTACGGTGCCGGCACCAGCCGGGAGCGCCTGTTTCTCCTCGCGCGGCGCGATGGCGAGCCCATCACTTGGCCGGAGCCGACGCACGGTGCCGCGCCTGGTCAGCTGCCGCGCGTTAGCGCCGCGGACTGCCTGGACTTCTCCCTGCCATGCCCTTCCATCTTCGAACGCAAGCGCCCTTTGGCCGATGCCACCATGCGTCGCATCGCGAAGGGCGTCGTGCGGCACGTCATCCAGGCCGCCGAGCCGTTCTTCATCACGGAGCACGCCAATGCCAGCACCCAGCGCACCTGGTCAGCGGGCGAGCCGCTGCGCACCCAGTGCGCGGGCGTGAAGGGCGGCCACTTCTCCGTTGTGGCGCCGGTGCTCGCCGGCGTGGGTGGCCGTGCGGGCCAAACCGAGCCGCGTCCCGGCGATGAGCCGCTGTACACCATCACTACCAAGGCAGATACCGCAGTGATCGCACCGGTGCTGGTGCAGACCGGCTACGGCGAGGCACCCGGCCAGGCTCCGCGCGCCCTCGATCTGCAGAAGCCACTGGGAACGATTGTCGCCGGAGGCGTGAAGCATGCGGCCGTGGCGGCGTTCCTTGAGCAGGCCAATGGTGGTTTCTACGAAGGTGGTGGCCGGGACGCGCGCGCGCCGATGAGCACGATCACCGCCGCCGGCAGCCAGCAGCAGCTGGTCACCGCCCACATCGCGACGCTGCGCAACAACACGGTCGGCGCACCCGCTGATGAGCCGCTGGCGACGATCGCGGCTGGGGGCGAGCATCACGCCGTGGTGGAGTGCCATCTCAGCCCCAACCAGGAGGCTGGCGCGCTGCGCGTGGCGGCCTTCCTCGTGAACTACTACGGAAACGGCACTGCTCTCGACATCCGCGATCCGCTCGACACCGTCACCACCCGCGACCGCATGGCGTTGGTAACGGTGATGGTTCGCGGCACGCCCTACGTGATCGTGGACATCGGCTTGCGCATGCTGAAGCCGCACGAGCTATACCGCGCGCAGGGCTTCCCCGCCGACTACGTGATTGACCGGACCGCGGACGGCAGGCCGATCAGCACGACCGCCGCCGTACGCATGGTCGGCAACAGCGTCAGCCCACCGCCGCTGCGCGCATTGGCCCTGGCCAATCTGGATGCGGCCGCTGCGCCGTTCGCGGTAGCCGCATGAGCGACCAAATCTTCATGAAGCTGCCGAAGCGCGCGTCTTTCGTCGAACTGGAAAAAAAAGGCGCCCGCCACACTCTAGGAGGGGCCATGAGGGCGGGCGCCACCCCATCAACTGTTCGGGTCGTCTTCGCGACCCCGAGGAGAGGTCTGCAGACCGCCCTCAAGTTTGCGAATCCGCTGTACGGCCTTCGCAAGAACTTTGGACTGCGCAGAACTCGCGTCCGCGCCGAAAGCCGCGTTGTAGAGCACGATAAATGGGTAAGCAGCACCATGTCGAAATACGGTGGCGCTGGCACTCCACTGGGTCACCAGGCGAATGGAATTCGGATTCAGGGTTTCGCTGGTATTGATCCGGTAATCGCCCAAGAAGAAGTCCGCCATCGAACGTTCCCTGCTCCCTATGCGGAAGCATTCAACGTACTCACGCTCAGGGAAAAAACAAGGCCCATCGATCATGCCTCCAATGAATCGGGACTGCATGTCGCTTCGCAACAGTATGGCTGCACCATGCGGGCTGATCAGCCCGTCGGGGGATTGGCGCGCATGAGCTCGCGCACCATGACGAGCGCGGCATTCTTGGCTTCTTCGTGGCTCGAATGCGGCTGCATCTTTGCAGTCGCCTTGGCTATCGGAAAGCCTTCCAGGCTGCTCGCGGTGGCAACGGCGACCCACCGTCCGTCGCCGGCTTGGGAAGCCTCCACGCGCAATCGCAGGTTGTTCTCGAGCACTTCGGTGATCACTCGCTTCCTCAGTTCTTTGTATGCAGTGGAAACAGGTAGCCAAGCAACTCAGTCACGCCAAGCTGATGACACCTTCAATCAAAACGTCGGTGATCTGCATGATCGCTTTGGCGGTGATTGTGACCGCATCCTCCCGCGTTCTGCAACGAAATTCGGCCAGCCGTCGGATGGCGTCAATACCATAGAGCGGACTCGTGACACGAAGCACGGGGATGAAAACTGTGTCGCCGGCAGGGTAAGCCGCATGGGCCACCTCCAATCCATTGATAGGCGCCCTAGCTGTTCTCGAACTTCGCACGGAAAAGCGTTAGAGCACCCAGTGGGGGCGATCCGGTGCTCTCGGACGCAACACCGAACCCCTTCTGGACGAGGTGCAGTCTCAGGCTTTCGTTCGTCTGGCGTTAGCGGCCGCGCGGCGAGCCCAGCACTGCTGCTTCCGCATCACCCCACAAATCGCTTCCAAGACCGCCTTCTGACGAGCTCCGGCCGCATCCTTCCCTCCGTGAGATTTCTATACACGAGAACAGTGGGCCCGCTTTCTCGACTCTGGGTGGCCACTGGCGGCGACGGGGCCGCGAACCCATGGTGTGGGTTATCGGATTCACTCGCGCTGAGGCGAGTCATGGCTGAAACCGCCCACACCCTTCTCGGCCAGGCGTCACACAACGGCATGGCCTGTACCGGTCGACCTATCCGCTTCCCGCTCGGCAACGCCGGCGTCCGGCAGCCTGGTGCGCCGCCACCTGTGCGAGGACGGCCGTCGTATGCAAGACCTCGCCACGCCGCAGCGGTGCTCGCGGCAGACCGTATACGGAATTTTCTGCAGCGCGCGCACCTTCTCGCCGCAGCACACCAACGCTGTGACTTCCTGTCTCTGCATGGACGACTTGGACGCCACGAAGCTGCGCCTGCTCTGCGGGCGTGAAGCAGATGGGCAATCAACACCCGCTACATTTTGGAGAAAACCCCATGAGCCACACAAACACGCCGCAGCGCCTTCTGCGCCTGCCCGAGGTCCTCAAGCGCGTCGGCTTATCGAAGTCCACCGTCTACGCCCGCGTGCGGCAAGGGGCATTCCCTAAACAAGTTCACATGGGAACGCTATCCGCGTGGGTCGAAACCGAAGTCGAGGCTTGGATCGCTCGGCAGGTAGCCGACAGAACGACCTAG